ATGATACGGCGACCACCGAGATCTACACTCTTTCCCTACACGACGCTCTTCCGATCTGTCCGAATTGCTCGCGGTGTCTTGGGCTTGGGAGTACCTTTTGGGGCGGTTTGTCCCGACCTGTCCCAACCTGTCAAAGAGGTCGGGACATCTAAGTTACTGATTAACAAACCTGTCCCTACCGTCCCAACCGTCCCTACCTCTGCGCATATACGCAGGGTATATAGATCGATCCACGCGCACACGTATGCGCGCATGGTTGAGGTCGGGACGGTCGGGACAGCGTTGATTTCAAACGGAAAAGGTCGTGACGTAGGTCGGGACAGGTTGGGACAGGTCGGGACACCATCAGAAATCCGGCGCATCGCCACCCCCCGCATCGCTGCTTGAAGGCTGCTGATCCGTAGATGCCGCCGAAATCCTCACCCAGCGATAATCCCGACCACCATCCGGCCATCGTCGTCGCGCGTGATCCCAGGTATCCTCCGGCTCATCGTCATCCGGGATAGGCGCCTTGCCAAGCAACCGCATGATCTGCGCCACCCGCATCTGATCAGCCCGCGTGTGCCTGCCGGGCTCGATGCCGATGGCGTAGACCAGCAGCTCATCGGTCGTGGTCCACGGGATTGGCCGGTTGTGGTACGGAAGCAGCCGTGTCGGCGCAATCAGGATGCCGTTGCCGTCCGACGCGAACTTCCCGGCCAGCCAGCGCTCGATGCGCCCTTCCCAACTGTCATGGATGTAGCGGGCTGACTGCTCAATTTTGGCGTCATCCGGCAGCACCCAATACGTGAACCCGGCCGAGAACAGCGCCACTGCCTCAGCCCATAACTGGTCACGCCCGGCCACCACCCCGCCAACATCGACGTCACGGCCGGCCAGCACCGGCAGGAACCTACGCCCGCCGGTCGGATCGCGCAGATACTCACGCTCGTTTGAGGTGCCGACGAACACACACTCCCGCCGATAACTGCTGGGCAGCCGCTCATAGGGCGCCCGGAACTTGTCGGTCCTCCGGGTGATTGCCACCTTGACGGCCGTCACATCCGCCTTGCCAAAGCTGTTCATCTCGCCGATCTCGACCCCCCAGCATCCCTGGATCAACTGCCAGAAATCCTTGCCGGTCGGCGACTCGATGGTCTCGACGTATGCGCTGGAGCCAAACAGCTCCATCAGCGCCGTCGACTTGCCCACGTTCTGCTCGCCCTCAAGCACCAGCATGAAATCCACCTTGGCCCCCAGCGCCGGGTTTTTGGGGTCGACCCACAACACCCGCGCCACCGCCCCCACCATGAAGCAGAGCGCAGCCTGCCGCGCATAGCGCGACTCCTTGGCTCCGAACAGATCGATCAACATCGACTCCACCCGTGGCACGCCGTCCCACGTCAGCCCTTGCAGATAGTCGCGGATCGGATGACGCCGATAGCGGCGCGCCACCGCAATGACAGCCTTGAGCACCATCTCATCGCTGCACCGCATCCCGTAGCAGTCCGGGTGCTGCAACCATGCGGCCAGCTCCGAACTGTCGGTGTCAACGAACTCCAGCCGATTGCTCCCCGGCCACGGCGCCGGGCGCGACAACAGTAGTTGGTTGGAGCTGTCGTTAAGCCAGAACAGCCCGCGCATCCTGGAGTCATGCTCCATGACCATCAGCAGATTGTGCAGCGTGCCCTCGACGCGCTCATCGCGCCCACGGGTCAACAGATCGCGCCAGTCCGCATCGGCCGGCGGCGCACCGCCATCACCACCACGGCCACCACTCTTGCGCTTGCTGCCATGGTCGATCAATGTCACCACCCGCGCGCTGGCCATCACTGCGGCGCCTCTGGCGCGGCCAGTGCGACCACCTCTGCCAGCCAGCGGCGCAAGCGCAGACAATCATGCACCCGTGCAATGCCGGCACTTGCGTCTAGGTTGAAGCTTCCCTGACTGATCCCCTGCGGATGGCAAGACAGCAGTAATTGATCCCGTCCGTTGGCCACCTCATCAGCCAATAGGTCGAGCGCCTGCTCAATATCGACCGGAATTGGAATGAGGCGGAATGTATTGTCGTGGCGCATCGCCCATATCTTCACCTCCTGCGGCAAATACTGAGGCGGAATATCGATGATCTGCCACCGCCCATCCGGCAGCTTGCGATACAGCGGCGGGTTCATGCTGGCACCACCCGCACATCAACCCGCCGGGAAGCGGCCCAGGCGGCGGCCTGCCGAGGCGTCCAGCCGTCCACCTCCAGCGCATCCGCCACATCCCAGCCCTTCGGCTGGCCCTGCGTATCGATCAGGCGCACACTGCGCGCCCCGGCCCGCATCGCGTAATGGGCCACGCCGGCCACAAAATCGCCCGCATCATTGCAACTGCCCAGCATCGCCCGCAGCCCGGCGCGGTCGGCATCTGGCCACAGCACCAGGTCGCGCCCGGCCAGCGGACTCCAATCGACCCGGCCAATGCCGTGCGAGCCCCCAGGCCAGCTCACCACCGCAAACTTCGGCCAGGCGGCAGCCCCGGCGGCGCGGCACTTCTCGCCTTCGACCACCAGCACCGGCGCGGTCGGATTGGCAGCCAGCGCATCCAGCCCCAGCAGCGGCCGAGGCTCCGGGAATGGTTGCAGACACCACTGTTGCGCGCCCGTCGGGCTCACGCACCAGGTGATCGCCGGCGTCCACTTGCGCGCCTCACCGCTGGCGCGGTCGACAATCTCCGCCCGCGCCACATAGCCCAGCAGCCGACCTTCGGCGCTGCGGTAGGCATCGAGCCGGGCCGGACGCAACCGGCGCAGCGTCCCACGCTTTGGGTTGACGATCGGCACCGTCCACCCGCTGCCATCCGGCAACAGCGGCGGCGCATCCTCCGGCACCGGCAGCAACGGCAGCCAGCGCGCACCAGGCGGCGGCGCATTCACCGGCGCCGGCAGCGGCCGATCGGCAGAACCCGCCAGCGCCGAGGCGTCGATCTCCGCCACGGCAGCGCGAAAATCCAGCCCCAGCAGCGCCATCACAAAGCCCACGGCATCGTGGTGCGCCCCGCAACCGAAACAGTGCACGAAACCCTTTGTCGGGCTGACCGTGAAAGAGGCCGAGCGCTCAGCGTGGAATGGGCAGCAGCCAACCCACTCGCTGCCCGCCCTGCGCAGCTCGACATACCGCCCCACCAGCGCCACCAGATCGGTGCGTGCATCGAGCGCCGAGACATCAACCCTTGCCATGGTTCCGCTCCCGTTCCACCTGCATCCGCCACTGAACCCTGAAATAATCGGCCACATAGGCCCGGCAACCCGGCTGCGCCGTGCAGTCGCCGTGCGGGCAGCGCTCCGGCAGCGCATCGATATACCAGCGCCACTCGGCACGCGGCGCGCCCATCAGCGCCCGCAGCGCCGGCCCCAGGCAGCGCGACACGCTCACGGCTGCCCACCGTGCCAGCGCGTATCCCCACGCAGCCAGTCGGCCACCGTGCCGAGCGGCACGCCAAGCGCCTTCGCCACCCTCCGGTAACTGCCGAGCTGCGGGTAAAGCTCCAGCGCCTTCGCCACAGTGCTGTCTGGCCAGCGCGCCCGCCCGTGCCACTCACCCACCCGTGCGCCCAGATGGTTGCGGCGGCCGGTGGTGGTGTTGAGCATCACCGCGACACCCGGCGCACCGGCGCAGAGACTGCGGCGAGCTGACCCTCAAGCTCCGCGATGCGGCGGCGCAGCTCATCGGGGTCGGCGCGGCGCAGGTACTTGTCGGCCAGGTAGAGGATCGGGTCGGTGTCGCCAGAACTGCTCACGTACAGCTCCAAATCATCGAGCGTGAAACGCGCGCTGTCGCCGGGTGACTGCGCCAGCTTGCGCGACAACTGGCTCGCGCCCATGTCCATGTCGGCGGCCACCGCCTTCTGTGGGCGGCCCAGTTGATGCACCCGCGCAGCCACGAACTCCCGACAGCTTGCGTAGCCATCGCTCAGCCCCGGCGCCAGATCGAGCGTCAATTGCATTTTTCTGTTTCCCCCACTTTCCTTGAGTTTCCCCTACCCGCTGCTGGCAAATAAAAAAGGCCGGGCGGCACCGCAGTACCGCACCGACCAAGGGGCGCAAGGGTAAATGGATGGCCCGGCTGCCCGCTCACGCTGCCGACTCACTGCCCGGCGGCGCCGGGTCACGGACGAAGAATTCCGGCAGCAGATCCTCGCGGGTCATCTTGCCCGCGCTGGCTGCCTCAAGCCGGATCGCCAGCCGGGCCGATGGCTTGCTGTGCCCGCCGGCGAGCTGCCATAGGTAGGCAACGGTGGTTCCAGCGTCGGCGGCAACCCGCTCGCGCTCTTGCATCGATGCCGATTTGAGGAATGTTTTTGCGTCCATTAGCTAACTCTAGTCGAGCACTAATCATGATGTCAACACCTGATAGTCATCGCCCCATTCCACCCGGCCCGGTGCCGGAGTCTCATTTGGCCATGGACATCCGCGACATCCGCCGAAAAATATTTTCGCAATTATTAGCCCCGAGCTATTGACGGGCGAATTCCCCGCGCCTAGTCTTTAGCTGTGGCCCCATCGTGGAGCTACCGGGACATTAGCAACTAAGCGATGCCCGGCCACCCCGGCAACGCAAAGGAGCAAAAATGCGCAACTTCCTTCACCGCAGAATCCCGCCGGCATCGCCCGGCAACCTGCCCGGAGACACGCTCGCCGTGCGCAAGGCCGACCTGCAGCGGCTCATCACCATCGGCAATCTGCTGGCCTTCGAGGTCAGCATGGGAGCGCATGGCACACCAAAAATCGCCATGGCGTGGAACGCCCAGGCCGACCGCATCATCGCGGCCGCGCTGGGGCGAGGCGCTGATCGCAAGGAGACCTGAAATGGCCACCCTCTACGCCCACCCCACCATCACCAGCAGCCCGGATCTCATCCGCGCCCTGCAAGCCCGGCTTGGACTGCGCGCCATCGTCGATGGAGCGCGGGTGCGGCTCATCCAGCCCGGCCCTCGGCTGGCATGGTCGGCTCCAGCGCCGGCCGAAATCCCGCTGATCATCGTCGCCGAAATCGAGGAGGAAACCCCATGACCCTGCTGCTATCCATCTGCGCCGGCACCTCCTACGCCATGGCCATTCATAGCGCGCTCAACCGTCACCTGGCCGACGCGGCAATCAGCGGCCTGCTCGCAGCCATCGCCACACTGGCGCTGATCATCACGGCAGCGCCGACATGAGCGATCTCAAAATTGCAGCAGATCGCGCCTTGGCCAGGCCCGTAACCATCCGGGCGGCGCTCTATTCCATCCTGACCCCACACGGAGACCTCGACTCAATGGCGCCGGTCGACAGCAAACCGCACGCTGCATGGCTTGCCCGCATCGATGCCATCGAGGCGGCATACAAGCGCGCCAAACAGATCGAGACAGCACCATGACCGGCCACGGCTTCGCCGTCGAACTGGTTTTCTCCCGCGACGGCACCCAAACCTGGCTCGCCACCGGCGACATCGATGGAGCCGCCTACGCTTGCGAGGCCAGCACCCGCGAAGGCGCCATGGCAGGCGCCCGTGAACTCATCAACGAGCTGCTGCGCCGACGCAAGCAAGCCACCTCCGATTCGATCGAGCCCACCACCACCACCTGACCCCACAAGGCGTAAAACCATGACCCCACCCATCACCGCAGAGCGCATCCTCTCCCTGTCGGCCCCTCTCAACAGCGTATCCGTCAGATGGCTGTTCCAGCAGCTCGTCGGGCGACCCTTCGACGAGATCGGCCCAGAAACCGCCGACATCGCCTATCTCATCTACAACACCCTCATCAGCGACGGCCGAACCGAGCGCGTCGAAATCGACCCCGTCGACGGCAAAAAAGACTATATCTACTCCCGTCAGATTGATGCGACAGGCCGTCCAGACACACTGCCAGACCGATCCGCCCAACAGATACTCGCCCAGGCAGCCAGCGCCATCGACCAACGCGCAGCCAGCCGGGATCTGCCAAACGAGCGCAGCATGGCCAGAGCCGTCGGCGCCTTCAATGTTCTTGCCGGCAAATCCATGAGTGAAACAGAGGGCTGGCTCTTCATGGCCATCCTCAAGGCAGCCCGCGCCACCGCCGGCACCCACCACCCCGACGACTACACCGACGGCGCCTCATATTTCGCCCTGGCCGGCGAAAGCGCGGCAGCCGAGGAGGCCAAAAATGCAACCCCATGAGCTCTACAAATTCCAGCCCGGCCGGGGCCTGATCATCAACGGTGACATTTACAGCGGCAAAGAACGCATGGCCCGCCTCATCGCCAGCAACCATGGCAGCTACCGCGAAATGCAGGCCCGCGACATCAACAAACGCGACGGCGTAAGCGCCATGACAGCGCTCGACTGCGAAACAGTCATTGTCCACGGGATGCCCACCGCAGAGCTAAGGGGCCGGCCGCTTGCGGGCGGTCCCGCTTGAGCGCCGGGTTAGGCGCGGAGGATTGAAGATGAGCGAACTGACAAAAGGCCCGTGGAAAGCCAAGCGACTGGCGACCTACCAGGAACCTGGCTGGGTTGTGCTGTGGCCCGACAAAGGCGGAACCCACATGCGACGACTGGACAGCAACGGGAACTTCACCGGCCCCGATGCGGCACTGATTGCGGCAGCACACGAACTGCTGGCCGCTGCGCGTAAGGTGGATGCGCTGAGTATCCAGACCGATGCCCACAAGGAATTGAGGGCGGCGATTGCAAAGGCAACTGAGCATGACGCCTAACGCCCCATGGGCAATCTCAGCCATCAAGGCCATGCTCACATCCTGTCGCTACACCGGCCAGACCGACCCATTCAGCCACGCCAAACGCCGGTACAAAAATCTGATCTTCTGCGCAGCGCGCGGAAAGATGGATCTTCCCGGCCACGAACCAAGAAGGTTTGACGTCATCGACCTAGACGCGGAGCGATCGCCATGAAAGAGCAATCCGATGAGCACTACCAATTCCGTCCCGGTTGGGCACTGATTATCAACGGAGGCCCTGAGAGCGGCAAGGAGCGCCTCGCCCGCAAAATCGCCATAAACCACGGCAGATACCGTGAAATGCAGGCCAGCGCCCTCGACAAACTCGACGGCATCAGCGCCATGACAGCGCTCGACTGCGAAACAGTCATCATCCACGGCATACCGGCCACGCCTGCCGCAACCTCGGCGATCGAAACCATGATCGCAGCCAGCCGATTTAATGCCACTACTGAACAATTCGACCATGCCAACCGCTGGCATAAACATCTGATTTTCTGCGTTGACTACGGCAGGATTGTTGTCGGCGGAATAACCTACGATTACATAAACCTCCCACCCAGGTGATCACATGCAAGAGCAACCTCCACCTGTATTCCTCACCCGCGCCCAGGTAGAACGCCGGGTCGGCCTGCGGCGCACCGCCATCTACACCCGCATGAAGGCCGGCACATTCCCCCGCCCGGTCCGCGACGGCGAAACAACCACAATCTGGTGGATCGAGAGCGAAATCGAGCAATGGCAACGCGCCCGCATCGCCGATCGAGATATGGGCAGGAGTATGGGTTGAGATTTTTTGCGCGCTGCTTTTTGTTTTAAATCAGCAGCTTGCGCTAGAAGATGGCTCCCAGGACATCCCCGCCATCCGAATCCGCTCCCCGTCGCATCCGTCCGTATTGATCGTCTGGAGCCGGCAGTTTTAAGGTTTAATCGATCCGCAACCAGTCGTATCATGTCGCCACGTTCCGGCGGCAGAGTATGGGCAAAGGTATGGGTAGGTTGGCGGCATGTCGCGGGCGCTGAATCGGCTGGCGGCGCGGCAGGTTTTGGCGTTGGGGCCGGGGATGCACGCGGATGGTGGCGGATTATATCTTCAGGTCGGTGCCGCCGGGGCGAGGTCGTGGATTTTCCGTTATCGATCTTCTGGGCGGCTGCGGGATATGGGCCTGGGTTCGGCGCGCGCTGTTTCGCTGCGCGAGGCGCGCGATTTGGCGGCGGCGGCCCGTGCCGTGCGGGCGGCCGGGCGCGATCCGCTGGAGGAGCGGGCGGCGGCGGTGGCGGTGCGGGCCAGGACGTGGGGCGAGGCGGTTGATGAGTTCATCGCTGCGCGGCGGGCTGAGTGGCGGTCGAGCCAGCCGGGCCGTGGCCGGCGGTCGGTGCTGGAGGACGGCAGCGAGGTCGGCGCGCAGGAGCGGCAGTGGCGACAGGCGATGCGCGACCATGGGCCGCCCGCTGACATGCCGGTTACCGGGATCACCACCGAAGTGGTGCTGGCGTGCCTTCGCCCGCTTTGGCTGCCCCGCGACCAGGGCGGGCGGCCGGAAACTGCAACCCGGATGCGCGGACGGATGGAGCGGATCTGGTACGCCGAGCGGCAGCGCGGCAATGTGGCTGGGGACAACCCGGCGCGCTGGCGCGGACATCTTGAGTTTCTGCTGCCGGCACCCGAGAAGCTGAAGCGAGTTCGCCACCACGCGGCGCTGCCGTATGAGGATGCGCCAGCGCTCTACGCTGCGCTGCGCGCCCGCACTTCGCTGGCGGCGCGGGCACTGCGTTTTCTGCTCCTCACAGCGGCGCGCACTGACGAGGTGATCGGGATGCCGAATCTGCACGAGGTGGATATGGCGCGGGCGCTCTGGCTGATTCCGGCCGAGCGGATGAAGGCCGGCGTTGACCACGAGGTGCCGCTGGTGGCCGAGGCGCTGGCGCTGCTGACCGGGCTGGATGTTGATCGTCCACCCTTCGCCCTGTCAGAGTTTGCTCGCCTCTTGACATATAGCGCGTCATGCTATATAGTGCAATCACAGTCACCCGCCGCACAAGGAGCGCATCATGAGCAAAACCATCACATGGACCGCCGGTAACGGCGCCGAAATCGAGATCGTCGTCGGCGAGTACCTCGACAGCGCCACCGCCGCCGCTTACGTCGCTGGCCGGCGCGAGCTGCAAAGCGCCCCCGCCATGCTCAAGACTCCGGCCAAGATCGGAGACAACCTCATCGTCGCGAACATCGGCAAGGTCGGCCTCACGCAAGATCGCCTCGACCAAGTGCGCGCCATGATGGCCGCCATGCAAGCCGAGATCGACGCTCGCCCCGATGTGCAGATGCGCAAGCTCGTAGCCCAGCGCAAGCGCCTCGTCGCGGAAATCAGCTACACCCTCGACGCCGCCCACGAGGATCATGTGCGCTACATCGAGCGCGCCTCGGCCAATGGCTTCGCGAGACGCAGCACCCGTGATTTCGCGGCCGAAGTACAATCGGCCCGCGCCGCGCTCGCCGAGTTCGATGCCGCCCACCCGGACGTCGTCGCCAAAATCGCCGCCGAAAAGGCCGATGCGACCGCCCGTTTCCTCGCCGCCGACTGAGGGCCCATCATGGCCGCCAAAATCTCCGCAGCAACCGAGCGGGCCTTGGCCCGCGTCGCCTCCGGCGAGTCCGCGTATGCCGCCGCCAAGGCCGAGTGCATCGCCCTCAGCACCATTTACCGCGCCCTGCGCAAGTCGGACGAACCCAACTACGCCTACGATATGGGCGCTGCCTTCGCGGCGATCTGCGCCGACCACGGCGACAAGATCACCGCCACAGCAATGGGCAACATCTCCATGCGCCCTGATCTCATGCGCACCTACCTCCGCCACCTCGACATGGCCGACTACGACATCCCGGCAAAGCCGGAGGCGTGGCGGCCTGGCGCTGAGGCTCAAACGAGTTTTTGGCTTGGCTACTATCACGGTCGCTCCAAAGGGCGCTAACACATCGGTCAAGCGGACGGCGGAAAAGCACCGCCGCCGCTTACCTTGGCGTTAGCCCCTTGCTCGCCAGCCTCTTCGCGCAGCGCATCAATCGCGTACTGCGGCACGTTGTAGCCGCAGTCCTTGAGCATTTGCAGCCGGTCGGCCGCATCGCTCGCCGCGGGGTCGTCGAACGATTCCCCGTCGTAGGGCAGGCCAATCGGTTTGCGCTCGGCTTTCTCCACCCACGCCATTACCGCTTCGTGCCGTGCCATCCAGGCGTCGGCGTTCTCTTTCTCGAACGGCACGGGCGGCGGCAGTGTTCCATCCAGCACGGGACGGTTTCCGGCAACGTGTGTCACGTAGCCACCGCTAACGCTGGCGTAGCAATACACGTCGCACTGGTAGTCGTCGGTGCTAAATCGGCAGTAGCTCATATCACTCCTCCGGGGCTAACCCGTCGTGCGAAGGGACCGTGCGCGATAAGGCCGCGCCCGGCCCCTCCACTCTGTCGTTAGGCCACATGAATCCGCAGCTCCCAGGCGTCCTTCGGGTAAATGTCCCGGAAAGCCGTGCCGCACTCCTGCCGCTGTTGTCGGACGTACTCATTTGCCGCTGTGAGGAGTGCATCTTCGGTCCCTGCGTAGATCGTGTTTCCCTGCTTTCGCCCTTCGTAATGCAGGCTGCCCATCAAGGTGTAGCTGCCGACAATTCGGCCGCTCACGTCCTCGTCAAATTCGGTGTTCATTTTCACGGCGCTCTCCGCTGGCCTAACTCGTCGCTCCAGCGGGACCGGGCGAAGAATGGTAAACAGCACATCTCCATCTAGCACCGGCGGTATGGTGGTGCCGGCAGGCAGCGTGCCGCGCGCGATCAGGATCGGCCATACCCATGTCATCATCGGGTAGAGCAGGAACTGATAGGCCATTCCGAAGCCGCCGACCCAGCCGATGAAGGGTCGCCATCCGGCCACAAAGACACTGGCATTCTGCGCATCGGCCTTGTTGACCTCGATCTGTGACTGGATCAGTCCATCATCGATCTTCTTTTCTTCGAGCGCAAGCGTCATTCGCTCCTTGTCGGTGGTGATCAGGTCATCGGCAATCTTGCCGACGCTGCCGATGATCTCCCCGATGCCAAGCAGATTCATGTCAGCTCCATCAATGTGCGGTTGATCCAGCCCAGCAGGAACTTGCTCTGCGAGCGGTTGCGGTTGCAAATCTCGGCATAGCGCGACACCTTGGCCAGTGCGTACTTGAGCGCGAACAGTTCTGGGTCGCAGCCGTTGAGTGCCGTCAATGTTTTGTGGCCGATGCTCCCATCCGGAACCACACCAACCACGATCTGCGCCAGCTTGGCTGCGGTTCCGCTGCCGGAGTTGACGGCAAAGTCGAACAGCGTCTCGGCAATGGCTTGATGAGTGATGGCGTCGCCAGCGATGCGGTTCCAGAACTCGCTGCGGTAGAAGTCGCGCACGCTCTGCGTCAGCTCGACACGGGCCAGATCATTGGCATCGATGTAGCGCCAGCCTGGCCAGTTGGGGTGGACGTTGCGGGCGATGCCGGCATAGGTCTGTCCGCCACGGTCGCCCTCGATGTGGGTGAGCTTGAATCCGCCCTCGTTGCGGATCATCTTGTCAAAGGCAGGGTCGAATAGAGCCATTGCGTTGCCCTCAAAGCGTCACGCCGGCCGACCATCCGCCCGATACCTTTACGATCAGTTTGCCATTGGTGCCCTCGGCGGTGGCCACCGCCAGCCAGCCGGTACTGGCCGTGTAGAACACCCATGCGGTGCCGGACCAGACAGCAATCTGATTTTCCTTGCCGGCCCAGGCGCCGGTGGCGGTGGCGGCCGGAATGTAGGCATCACCAGCGGCAGGGCTGCCGGGCGGGGCAGTAAGGGTGCGGTCCTTGATGTAGAGGTTCGGCATCGCCAACCGGCCGAGCATCAGCAGGTTGGCGTCCATCTCTGCGCTGAAATTTTCGGTGGTCGGCGACCATCCGTATTTGATCCCGCTGCGCGGCTCTGTGCTGCTCATCACAATCCCCCGTATTTATGCCCGTAACTGTACCCGTAGCCGACGCGGCGGGTGGTGATGTTGTGCTTTTGCGTGCTGGTGTAGCCGGCACGCACTGACTCCAGCTCAATGCGGACCAGGTTGTTGAGGCGCAAATTGAGCCCGATGAACGGCGCTGAATCTGGCGTGTAATTGGCCGTGAAGCGCGCCACGCCCTTGGTGATGCGCAACTCATCGATCCAGCCATTGACGAACTGTATGGCCGACCCTGAAAGCAGCGCGCCGACCCAAAGCGCGGCGGTGCTGGAGATATTGGTGCTGTTGGTCGCTGTGCTGCCGATCTGCGTGCCATCGATGAATGCGCGCAGGCTGCTGCCGGATCGGCTGACGCCGATGCGGTACCAGGTGCCGGTGCTTGGCGTCCAGGCGAAGTCGAAAAATACGGTGTCGCCACCCACGAACACGCGCAGGCGGTTACCGCCCCCGCCGTCGTTGCGGTATTGCACTCCCCAGCCGGCCGAACTCCCGGCATAGGTGCTAAGTAATGCGGCGGCGCTGTTGACCGGCAGCGCGGCAAACCGCACCGCCACCTCGACGGTGAAATCCCCGGTGCCGAAATCCCAGTCTGCGCTGTCTGGCGTGCTGAGGTAGTCGCCCGATCCATCGAGCAGCAGCGATGTGCCGCTGAACAGCCCCTGCGCGTTATCGATCTGCGCATTGCCGTTTGCGGTGAAGGTATGGCCAGCCTCATCGGCAAAGGTTGTGCTGCCATCGGCCCCGTTGAAATGCAGCAACGCCACCACGCTCGACCACGATGAATCGGCGCTGCCACTGTCGAGCGGCAGCCCGCCGTCGGAATCCTCGCTGCTCCATGTGTAGCTGGTGCCGGTCAGCCCGCTGGCGGTGCGCAGCAGGGTGTCGGTCTCGCCGTACAGGCGCAGGGTATAGGTGGTGCCGGACTCCGGCCCGATATTGCCAGTGGTGGTATCGACGAGCTGGTCGGCCTGCAACAGGCGGTCGCGGTGCGACCACGACACGGTCAGCGCTCCGGCGATGTAATCGGGGTATGCGCTGCCGTTGAGTTTGACGTTGCCGGGCGGGTAGGGCTTTATCTGCCGGCCGGAGAAGGTCAGCGGTTGGGCTATGGCCGCGCTGATCGGCAGTTGCTGGGAGCCGGTGTTGGTCAGCAGCTTGGCGTTGATGGTCTCCCCGCTGGTGTACTCGGTGGCGTCGATGGCGGCGTCGCCGGTGATGAACCAGATTCGTTCGCCGGCGGCGTGCGCCACTGGCACGGTGTCGGAACAGCCCCGGCCCAGCGTCACGGCGCCGGTGCCGGCATTGATGGCATCGACGCGGACGATCTCGCTGCCCCAGATGGCGGCCGAGCCGATCTCGACCTGGTCGAGGCGCACCCCGCCCACCAGCGTAAACGCGGTGGCGGTGTAGTTGGCGGCCGGCATCATGGCGGTCGGGCACCAACTGGCCACGGCGCGCTGCTGGTATCCGGCGCCTTCATCGATCATCAGCGTGTAGTCGATGCTGCGCGCCGGATCATCTGCCACCGCAGCCAGATAACCGGCACCACTCGGCAGCACCGAAAGATCGGCGCGCGAGAGGATCTGCACCACCTCGGAATAGGGCAGCTCGACCAGCAGTTGCCGGATGATCGCCAGCGGGCTCTGCGGCGCCGAGGTGTCGACGCCCGGCTCATGCTGTACGAAGGCGGCGGCCGGCATGGCGTAGACATCCTGCACCGCCTTCAGCCTGATGGCCCCGCTGCGCAGGGTGCCGGATGCTTTTTCTCCGACGATGCAGACCATGTCGGCAATGCCACGCTTGGGCAGTTGCAGCCGAAAATAGGTGTTGATCCGCCAGCCGAACGGCACGCGGGTGGTCACCAGCTCGAAGGCCCGCAGCGGGGTGGCGGTGGCGCGCAGCTCGCGCTGGGCCACCCGCAGCGCCAGGTCGGCAGTCGGAATCTCCGGGTAATCGAAGGTCTGGTGGTTGGTGCCGAAAGCATCGATCAGCCCGCGCGCCTGCACCGGCGCGGTGGTGATGGTCTCGCGCAATTCCGGGTCGAAGTATTTTACCGACACGCTGTTGATGGCGTTGTCGAGCGTCGACGGGGTCTCGCGGAACTCCAGCACGTCATCGTCGGTGAGGATCGGCAGGCTGGCCAACACGTAGTCACCGCGCGCCAGGTCGAGGTGCCAGGTGCCGTCGACCGGGTCGCGGGTGAAGGCCCCGCTGATCACCCGCTCGATGCGGCGCTCGAACTCGTCGACGCTCTCATTGCCGGGGTTGCGGGTGGTGCAGAGGCCGAAGCCCTCGGCGTGCAGCGTGTCGGCGGCAGCGGTGAGGCTGGCCGAGTTCATGCTGCCGGTCGGCTCCGCGCCCATGTCGGCCTGGGTGCGGGCGAAATAGAGCATGTGCGCCGGGTTCATCCCCTTGAGCTGGCCTGGCGATGTGACCAGTTGGCCGTTGACATGCAGCCAGTGGCGGGTGCCGTCGAAACAGATGCTGATATAGGCCCATTGGCCGATCTGCGCATGGGGGGCAATGTTCTGCGTGGCGTCGGCAGTGAATGTGAATGGCGCCTCCTGCTGGTCGAACCGGGCATTGTCTCCAAAGATGGACAGCGTGGACTCTTCGCCAGGAGTCGTCGTCACTCCATAGCTTACAATCGCATTGCCGTAGGTGTTGGCGGTTGAGTCGTAATCCGCCAGCCTAACCCAGCCGTCGATGGTCCAGGTTCCGCCGAGCGCTTCGGCGCTGCCGACGTTCACAGTCAAATAGCTGTTCGTGCCGTTGAAATAGCCGGATGACCCGCCGAATGGGGATTGAGCCGTCGAGATTACTGCGCCACCGTAGGCAGTGACGGTGTGGCCCTTGTCGTCGACGAAGGCCGTCGACCCGTGGCTGCCCTGCATCCGCAATTGGCAGACCACGTTGGACCAATAGGGGTCGGTGGTGGCATCGCCAAACAGCGCGGTCGGCACGGCGTAGCTTTTTACAGCGTAGCGCGCCACGCCAGCCGTGACCCGAATCCCGCCGATGTAGCCGTTGAACCAACCGTTGAAACTGGCGTAGAACCCCGAGACGGCCTTGTAGGCGCCGACATAGAACAGCCCGGTGGCGCGGTTGACCCAGCCACTGCCACCGGTGATCGGCTCGCGGATGTCAGCCACCAGCACCTCGGCCTTGGCGCTGTACCAACACCCACCGTCCCAGCCGGCGGTGATGCGGCGCACCTTGTATCCGGCGGCCTGTGGGTAGGGGTTCATGGCCCCGTATTTTCCGCCTTTGAAAACCACCGTTGCCACGCCACGCCAGGCCGGCACCTGCGGGCCGAGGTTGGCAAGCAGGTAGGCGCTGGGCTGCTGCGTCGCTTCGCCGAACATCACGTCGAGATCGCCGACGATGCCCCCTTGGTCTTTTTCGCCACCCCACAGGGTCGGCGCGTTGATGCTGACGGTACCGCTGCTGGTCTGCACGCCTTTCCATGCCGTGCGCTCGCCACCGCGCATTTCCAGGAATGCATCGATCGGACCACGTCCGAGCGCATGGTGAAACAGCGCCTTGTACCAGTAGCCGACTGTTGTCTTTTTACTCGACCCCATGCTTCCTTCCGCTTCGCTGGATCGCCCACTCTACTACCGCATAGGCCAGTGCATCTCCGGTATTGATCAGGATCTCGGACTCAATTCCGTTGAGCACAAAATCAGCCCAATCAAATCCGTATCTGGAAAACCACGCCTCCCCGCCGCCCCTGCAGAATCCGCCGCGTTTGTTGAACCCCGGCACCGTGAGCACATGACATAATCGGATTTTCACTTCTTGCCCCCCTTGCTCTTGATCGCCACCGTCCCCATGTTGCGCCAGGCCAGCAGATACTGGTCGTCGATCCAGACCGTGCCGAACAGGTCTGGCAGCGCGTCGCCATCCTCGGAAATCGGCACGTCGCGCTCCTGTGGTTTCGGCTTCTCCGGCCTTGGACGCAAAGCCATCGATATGGCCGACATCACCACCATGATCAGGATTTGCACCACCCACGGATTCATTGCCGGAACCCCCAGACGATCCAGCAGAAATGCCCCACGGCAGCGGCGGCCAGCAGCCAGGCGATGGCCAGATGCCAGCGCCGGCCGGACCGGGTGTCGAGCAGCCAGTAGCGGGTTCTCCAGCTCAGCCAGCGCAGTTTTCGCGTAATCAGCCCCATGACATTGACTCATTTTTTGGATCGCGACCACGCTTGTAGATCGCCCCACCGAAATTGATGGTGTTGCTGCGGGAGTCGCAGCCATCCCAGGTCTGCGGGCATCCGGGGATGGCGCGCACTGCCAGCCCGGCAGCCAGGTCGGCGGCGCCGTAGAGCAGCGTCAGGTCGTTGCCGGATTGGCCAATGATCGAGCGGCGCTCGACGAGGCCGTCGAGGCGGGTCCACTCCAGCCAGCCCCCCGGCAGTTGCAGGGTGGCGGCTCCGAAGGCAGCGGCAGTGGCGGTCACCCCGCTGGCGGCCGACAGCGTTGCGTTGATCCACAGCGGCACCGTGTTGGCGGTGACCACCATGCTGGTGGTAATGCCGGTGACATCATCCAGTGTGATGGTGCTGCCGGTATGCGCGGTGATGTTGGCGGTGTGGTTCACCGGGCCGGCGGTGGTCCAGGTGGCCGTGCCACCCACCAGCGAGCGCGGCGGGTTGGCGTAGGCGGCGGCGGTGACCTGGCTGCCGGTGATGGCGGTCACGGCTCCGGCCAGACCGATCGGCCCGGCTTGCAGGTTGCAGCCACGCAGGCCGGTCGAATAGACGGTTTTCCAGCAGGCGCGCTGCACCTTCGCCCCTTGGTTGCGCGCCTGCGCCCGCCCGCTGCGCTGCTCGCAGGTCAGCGTCAATTCGGTGTCGCTGAAGCTGGTCTGCGTCACCACGCCGGACCACTCTACCGCCGGGGTGCTGGCATCGCCGTAGTGCATGGCGCGGCAGGTGATGCTGATCGGATCGCTGGGGATGTAGGGATGCCAGTTGTTGCCGAGCGGTTGCGTGGCCGGGTACTCGGCGGCGGCCGGATCGCGCAGGTAGGGCAGGGTGATGGTCAGCTTGTTTTTCTCCCCCTCGACCGATTGCTGGATCTCGCTGCGGCTGATCTGCGCGCCGGTGTAGGTGTTGCCACCGATGGTCACGTCGCGCCCACCGCTGGCGTAGCGCCACACCAGCGATTGCCGGGCGAAGGTGAACAGGTGCACCGGGCGGCCGAGAAAGCGGCTGATTTCCAGCGTCTCAAAGCTCATGGTCAAGCTCCCGCCATGTCAGCGCGCACTGCATGGTCTGAGGGTCGAAATAGCGCAGCGTGTTGCTGTCGCCATCCTGCACGCACAGGGCGATGAAGCAGATCATGCGCACCTGCGCGGCGGTGAAGGCGGCCGGCAGCGTGGCGTCGAGCGTCAGCCGGTCGACGGTGGCGCTCTGCGATGCCACGGCCGTGATGCGCCGATAGAGCACCGTTCCGGAGTCGAGCCAGATGCGGATGTCGCGGTGGTTGGCGGCCAGAGGCTGCGTTGAAAGCAGCGGACCATCGACATCGATATAGCCCTGCCCGCTCGATACCGATGCGGCCAGGCGCAGGTCATGCGCCCAGCTTGGCACCCACGCCGGCGCCCACCGCCCCGCCAGCGCAAAGATGGCCGCACGCAATGTGCCAACATCGGCAGCGGTGTCGACGATGTGATCCATCGCCTGTTTGCCGAGCGCCACGCCGGCGGCGTCGACCACCAGCGGCGTTGCCATCTCGTCGTCGAGCAGTTCGACCCTGCGCTCTGGCGTCCATGCTGGATCAGAGGTCCAGACCGGCACGAAGGCGTCGAACACCGGATAGCTGCGGTAGGTCGCGCCGGGCATGGCGGCCGTGGTGTCGAGCGGCTCATCGAGCCGAAAGCGCAGGTCGACCACCCCCGTATCATCAGCCGTGAAGCGGCTGATCTGCGGCGGCTCTGCCAAATGGGCGCGGCGCAGCGGCACCACCTGCGTTCCGGCCGGCCAGCCATTGGCAAGTCCTGACAACAGCGTGATCGTCGACGTGCCGACCAGATCGACCTGCACTACCTCATATTTGCGTGGATCGTCACCGATCAGCAGCGCCCGACCACCCACGGCGAAGCGCGCCCCGGCCACTGCGCCGATCGGCAGTACCGTCGCGGCAATCGCCACGTCGGCCGTCAGCCAGCGTGTATCGATCGCCACCGGGCACCACCAGGCGGCGGCGCCATACTGGCGCAGCAGCAACTCAAGCCAGCGCCGATTGGCGCCGGACTCCAGCGCCGAGAAGCCGATCACCGTGCGTGGCGACTGCCGAAGCCGGCGGTGCTGCGTGCCCCCGGTCGGCGCTTGCGCAACATCGGTCAGCCAGGCCAGCTCCTCGATGTAGTCCCCGCCGGGCGCGAAGGTCCAGGCCACTGGATCAGGCATCGACCCCCCCGCGATTGCGCCGGACGTGGTTGACAATCACCCTCTCTCCCTCGGCGCCCGACAGCGCCCCGGCCAACTCGGCATCGCTGAACACGATGATATTTCGCACCGGCGGCCCGGCACTGCCGGACCCTGTATTCATCCGCGCCTGTAGGGCGGCCTCCTGCTGGCGGGTGCGGACAACCTCGCCACGTTGCAGGATGGCCGGAATCTCGCTGCTGTCGCGCAGGCCCACCACGCCACCCATGTGGTAGCGCGGCGCGGCGGCGAACAGCAGCGGATCAACCCCGGCGCGCGACATCCGCAGCGCCCCGGCCACCCCGCCACCGTGCGCCAGGCCGAAGCGCGCCAGACCGCCCGCCGTGTTGGCCGTGGCCAGCGCCCCGGCAGCGGCCAACACCTGCGCGGCGGCGGCGCTGAGTTGTACGGCCCCGGCCGAGATCGCACCACCCGCCACTGCCGTGGCCGTGGCAGCGCCGGTCAGCGCCACTGCGCCCTGCTGCACGCCGGGCTGTTCGCCACCGCCACCGCCGAACAGATCGGCAATCGCCCCCACCAGCCGCTTGGCCGTGGCCTGGGCCAGCATGTCGTAGATGCCCTTGGCGAAATCGGACACCAGCACACGGAAGGCATCGCCGGCCGAAGTGGCGCCATCGCGCAGGCTGCCGAAAAATCCGGTCAGCGCGCTGACGCCGACATCCAGCGTGTCCTGGCGCATCTGTTGCATCGAGGCGATGGTCTCGGCAATCGCCGTATCGATGCCGAGCAGCCCTTCGCGCGCCTGCGCAATGGCCGGATCGTTCGGAGACATCGAGGCCAGATAGGCGGCCTGCTCATTGCGCAGCGCCCGCAACTGCTCCAGCGCAGTGGCCCGCACCTCGGCCAGGCGGCGCTCGCCCTCCAGGCTGCCGAGCGTGCCGGCAGCAATCTGCGCGCTGATAGACTGCTCTTGCGCCGACAGCCCGCCGGTCAGCGCCGATGATCGATCGCGCAGCCCCTGCCCGAGCGCTGCGCTGGCTTTCTGCGCTGCCTGTTGCTGATCTCGCGCGGCGTCGGATGATGCCTGCTGCCGATCGCGCTGCAAGATGGTGATCTGCTCCTCGATCTGCCGGCGGCGCGCCAGACCGTCAGTGATGGCCAGCTCGCCCTGCAACTGGCGGATCTGCAAGTCGATCAACTGCTGTTGCAACGCCACCCGCTGCGCGTAATAGGCGGTGGCGCCGATCGCCCCGTCGGCGAACTGCTCATCCAGCGCCTTCTGCGCGCGCTTGACTTCGTCCTGCAGCAGCACCGTGCTCTCGGCAATGCGCTCGATCTTCTCCTGCGTCTTGCTCTTTTTTTCGCCATCCCCGTCATCGCCCAGCAGCCCGCGCACCTTGGAAAGCAGCGCGTTGGCTTGTGGCGTGGCACCGGCGGCGGCGTTGCCGATGCCATTTGCGGCCTGCTCTCCTTGTCCGACGCCGTCGCTGAACATCTTGCGGATGCGGGCGATGTCTGCGCCTGATTCGGCTAGCCCATCCTTCATTGCCGAGTAGCCAGCGCGGATGCCATTAATGGCTGTCCTGGTGTCGCCAACCATTCCGGCCAGGCTGTCGGCCGTGCGCTCCCGAAATGCCTTGAGCGGGTTTTTACCGCCTGCTACATCGGTGAAAAATCCGACAAAATTGCCAACATTTCGGGTCAGCGTCCCGCCGATTGCAGAACCCACCTCCGCCACCGCGTCGCCCACAAAAAACAGAACATTCAGGAATCCCTCCCAGGCGTTTTTTGCGATGATAACGGCGATTGCAACTGCCTTGAGCGCCGTTGCAATCGCCTCCCCGCCACCAGTAATCATGCCTGACGCATTGCCACTCTCCACCAGCGCCTCAGCATACCCGCTGAACGCCGGAATCAACCGCTTTGCCGTCTCGTTGGCCAGCCCCTGCGCCTGAGACTTTAGCTTGTCGAGCTGATCGTTGAAGCGCCCGCCCGCAGCGGCAGCGGCATCGTCGAACACACTGCCGGTTTTTTCGGCCTCGACGCCAAGATCGATCAGCCCCTGCTTGCCGGTGTTGAGCAGCGGAATCAGCCCCGGCCCGATGCGGTCGCCGAATAGCTTGGCGGCAAGCGCCGATTTTTCGGCGCCATCCGGCAACTGCTCGAAGACGCCGGCCAGGTCGATCAGCACATCATTGGTGCTGCGGGCATTGCCGGCAGAATCGGTGATGGCAATGCCGAACTCGGCCAGCAGGCTCTTGTTGCTGGTCATGTCCTTGGCCAGCTTGGTCAGCCCCTTGCCGAGCGCGCCCAACTCGACAGAGCTGAACTGCGCTGCATAGGCCAGTTTGGACATCTCGGCAGCCGAAACCCCCGAACTCTGCGCCATCTCATCGATGGCGTCCATGCGGTCGACCGCGTCAAAGAGCGCGTGAATGCCGGCCGTGACCGTTTGCAGCCCCACATAGGCCCCGGCCACATTGCCGAGCTGCTGGCGAATGTTGCCGAGCCCAGCGGCCCAGGCGGTGGTGTCCGGAGTGGTTTTGGCGGCATCGGCCTTGACCTTGGCCAGCTCGCTGCGAAGCTGGCCCAGCCCCTGCTTGATGTCGGAGAGGTCGGACGAAATCCGGACCCGTAAATCAACCCCACCGCTGGCCATCACTCCTCCCGATCGAGCTGTTGCAGATAGCGGCCCCAATCGCCGTCGTCATACTGGCTGGCGCGCAGATTCACTGCCTCATCCCGCTGGCGGCGGCGCTGCTGGCGGACGACCACCCGCGAGAATGCCTCGAACTGCGCCAGCGTGTATCCCTTGATCTCGCTCAGCGAGTGGCCGGCCCCGATGAGGTGCTGGATGGCGTCGAACCAGCCATCTCCGCCGACGGCTCTGGATCGGCTGCCACCGCGCGTGCCCGAGCCTCGGCCATCACTGCGCGGGTAAAAAAATCGCGGTTGGCGTGGATGATCGCCCGCACCAGCTCGAGCAGGTCGCCTGGGTCATGCGCGCCTTCGATCCACTCCATCGGCAGGCCGGTGGCCAGCGCGGCGGCCTCGATGATCTCTTCGCCGTGCAGCTCGTACAGCTCGACGATCATCAGATCATCGTTGCTCTCCCAGCCAGGATTGCGCCCCGGCGCGAACTCGGCAATCACCGGGCGGACCAAGCGGGAGAAGGCCGGCAGCTTGCCGATGGTCAGCGGCCGGATCTCCAGCGGCTCGCCCCGGAACTGCACCAGGTGCGGCGCCGGGTCGAGCATGTCGAGGCTGTTGTCGGTCGCGCTCATCAGGCCACCTGCAGAATTTGCATGTACTTCGACAGCCCGGCGCCCTTGGTGGTATCAGGAATCAACGAGCCCTCGACATCGCCACCGCCATAGTCGGTGCCCAGCAGCCCAATCGTCGACATCACGCCACCGCTGACCTTGTGCGCAATCAGCCGAATCGCCTTCCCACTGCGCGCCTCGTTCAGCCCGGCGAAAATCAGTGTGTATTGTTTGGCCGAGTTGACCAGCGCCTCCGTCACCGAGTGGGCGCCGTAGGCATAAGTAACCTGGATGTTGTTCGCCCCACCGACTGGGTTGGTAATGGTGCTGGTGCTGGGGATATAGAGCCCGCCATTGTCCAGCTCATAATCGGTGCCGGCCGTGTAGGCGGTGCCACCGCCAGCCGGGTTGACCGATGTGATGCTGCTGGCGTGCTTGCCGAGCGGGGTCCACCCGCCCTTGTAGGCGACCAGAAGCTCGTTGGTGGCGGTACCAGATACCACGTCGGTTGAGGTCCCGCGCAGGAACCTGGCGAAATTTTCGCCGTGGAAATCATGGAAAGTGAAGCTGAAATTCACATCGGTGATGCGGTCGACTCTATTGCGCGACCCGCCACCAGGGTTGGTGAAATCCTGCAACTGAAGCGTATTCACTTGCGGCGAGAAATCCAGCTTCGAGCAGTTGCCGACAGCCAGATAGGGGGCGGCAGACCCGTATTCGCGGATCAACAAATGGCCACTGCCGATGTAGCTGTAATCTGGTTCCTGGATCATCGTCTTACCCTCTGGTTATGCCCGTTGTCACAGGCTGATCGGAATGTGACTGGTGTAGGTGATCGATACGCCAACCCAGCCGGCGCCGGGCTGCTGCGGAGTCAGCGGCGTGGCACCCTGATACTGCGGAAACTGGCAGCCGGCCGGGAACGATTTTTGCCGCCCTGAAAATGCCCGCTCGATGTCGGCGGCGATGGCGTCGAGCCGCTCCTGCGCGCTGTCGAGCGCGGCCGGCACCTTGGCAATCACCTCGACCGTGGTCAGGCGGTGCGTGCGAATCAGTGCCTGATCGCTGGCCCGCTCCTGGCGGGTCCAGACGGCGGTCACGAATTCGGCTGACTCGTCGGCCGACTGCGGGGTGGGCTCGCGGGTGAAGGCCATCCCGGCATCGGTGCGGTAGCCATTGCCCAGCCGGATGCCCGACAGGATGGCGGCGAATGCATCGAGCAGAATCCAGCGCGGGCTGCTCATTGCGGCTGCACCGCCCAGCGGCTCAACGACTGGTCACTGCTCGCCACCCGCTGCGCCAGCACGTAGGTGGTGGCATCCACCAGCAGCGTGGCGCCGGCCTGCGGCTCGATCTGCTCGCGGCGAAACGTGGCATAGGTGGTGTAAAAAGAGACCGGAGCGAAATCCTCGCCAAACTGCGCCAGGCCGGTATCGATCAGCACCTGCACCGCGCTGGCCACGCCGTTCGGTGCCGTGTAGGTGGCGTCGATCCCGCCGGCCAGATCGGCCCAGGCGACAAAAAATGCGGCATCGAATGCCCTGCTCAGCGCGGCTTCGCTCATTGTGCCCCTCTGCGGATGGTGTGCGTTTCGACCGCCTTGGCCAGCTCGCGCTTGAAAAAGAATGGCATCAGCGTGTTGAACTCCTTGCGCGCGTAGCCGAGGATGTCGTAGCGGGCGGCGTACTTCGGCGCCTCCCGCGTGAAGATGAAGATGCTGCGCACCGGCCGGCCGTGCGCATATGAGGTGCGCTCATAGATACCCGGCGCCAGCTTTCCGTGCTGCTTCTGCAGGGCAAAGTGCCCGGCGCCTGATCCGCGCTTGCCTTTACCGCTGCGCCGCTTTCCATCTCTCCCGCTGTCGGCCGAGGCCGTCATCGATGACCCGGAGGTGCGCGGCTCACCGAGGATCTTGCGAATCTTTCCGGCCCCGATGTTGCCGTATTGATCGAGCTGCGCGCCCTTGCCTGGCACCGCGTAATAGCCGGTCGGCATCAGCCCGGCAGACTCCAGCAGGCGTTCGATGCCTTTGGCGCGGCGCTGCCCTCCCGTCACCTCTGGCAACAGATACTTCGCCGGCGCTGTTCCCTTGGCGGCCTGATCCCTGATGAAAATATCCGCATAGGGTCGCTGCTTGGTCGCCTTGGTGTAGAGCGCGGCCGACTGCGTCAGCGGCGTCGGCCGATCGAACACCCGGCCCGCTTCGCGGCGCCACGATTCGCGCACCTCGAAGGCCGTTTTGTTGGCGGCCTGCATCATCGCAAACGGCAGGTTCTGCTGTTCGATGGCGGTGAACTGCCGGTCGAGCAGGCCACCCGGATCAACTTCGACCCTGATCAGGCTCATGGCTTTGCTGCCCGCTGCTGCTCGATCTGGTTGATGCGGCGCTCGATCTCATCGAGGCGCCAAATCAGCCCGGTGCTGAGCGTCGACTTCATCTCGCGCAAATCGCCCTTGAGGTTTTCCAGATCATGCCCCTGCTGCTGCAATGCGTTGCGCATGTCGTTGAGCACGATTCCGCCGAGGGCGCCAATCACTGTGATCAGCAGTGGCACCCCAAATGCCGAGACGGCCCGCGATAGCGTGCTGTCGACTGCTTGCTCCAGATCCATGCTCATTGGTACAAACTCCACCTCACGCCACGCCAACTGCCACTGCGCGTTTCGGCGCAGCGGCAGACCCATCATCGATCGCCCATCAAGGCGACAGGCTGCCAGCGCCCGGCAACAGCCTGACCTTGACCTTGGTGGCGGCCGATGCGGCATCCTCCACCACCACCGCGCCATTGAGCAGGTCACCGGTGGTGGCCCCGCTGGCGATGAATGCGTTGGTGGCGGTATCCCAGATCGGTTTGGTCCAGGCGTTCATGGCGGCGCCGGTCGCCTTGGGCAGCTCCCAGACTCCGCTCACGGCGGCTTCGCCTTTGGCGCCGTTGGCCACCGCGGTCAATGCCACCCCCAGCATGGTGCCGAGCAGCACGCCACCGCCCGATGCCACGGCAGCGGTGGCCGTGAAGGTAAGGTGATTGCCCGGCTTGATGAAATTGCTTGCCATGTTTGCTCTCCCGATAAATCAATCAGTTACTGATCAGACGCCCGCGTTGCGGATCGCGCCACGGTGCCCGCCACTGGCAGCCACGCCATACACATGCACCACCTTCCAGGCCAGGCCGTCGCTGCGGAAGTTGACCTCCTGCTGGATGGTCGGCACCTGCACCCCGTCGAGGAAGGCCACCTCAAGAACCGGCTCGATGGCCGGATCGGCGAACATATACCAGGCGGTGCCAGACAGGCGCGGGGTGTCGACGATGTCGTTGAACAGCCCGCGCACCACGTTGGGCTTGCGCTGCTGCTTGTTTGTGTCGTCGTTGTACTCGGCGCCGTTGACTTCGCGCGCCTTGCCACCCAGCGTGATCGGCCCCAGCCAGATGGCAGGGCGGATGTCGAGGTAGTCGTTACCACTCACATCCATCTGTGAGGCCATCAACTGCCGGGCGGCGTCGATGCTGTCGACGGCGATCGCGGCGGCCGTCGGGATGTTGGCGTGCGTGGAATGAAACAGCGGGTTGCCGTCGTTCATGGTCGGCCCGGCGCCAGAGTTGAGCGCCAGCAGGGCAAATACGTCTTTCTCGATGGCGCGGGCTGCGGCCAGGCCGAGGGCAGTGGCCGGCGTGCTGAACGCGCCGAGGTCATCGTTGACCAGCACCTCTGGCGTGATCTGCAGGATGCGCCCCTTGCGTGATCCGGTGATGGTCTCCTTGCCGGCATCGCCCATCACGCCGGTTTCGTATTCGCCCTGTTCGTTCACCGGCTTGAGGTCGGCAAACGAGCCCATGTGGTAGCGGGTATGCGGCCGGTAGTCGCTCAGCGTTCCCACCGCGCAGAAGCGGCGCCAGGTGCTTGGCGCCAGCGCATAGGCTTTGAGCAGCATCTTGTTGAGCACGTTTTCGAGGATGACCGGAAAGTCACTGGTGCTCTGGTAGCCCAGCGCGGTCTTGCTGATCGTGTACCGGTCCATCATCCGCGTGTCATGACCGGCGCGGATCAGCGACTGCTCTGCCAGCACATGCAGCGGCTGGCTGGCAAAGGGGTTGCCTTGTCGGGCTGCGGCATCTTCAGCCCCGCTCAACAGGCCGGCGCGGGCCATCAGCCCGGCAGTCGCCCGCTCGCGGTGGGTGACCGTTTCATCCGATACCATCATCAGATGCCCGCCAGAGGGTCGGCCGGCAGCCAGCGGCGTGGCGCCATTGGGCACCCGCTGCAACAGGCGCGCCTGCGCCTGCTCAACTGTCATGCGCGTGTCGGCCAGGCAGGCGGCCTCGAGGTCGCGGATGCCTGGAACATCGGCGAAGGCGGCGAACACGCCACGGATGGTGTCATTGCGGGCGGCCAGTGCGGCCAGCGGATCGCTGCCGGCCAGCGCCGTGGCCGGCTGGGCAGGTTCAGGCGCTGGAAGCTGAGCCGGAGTCGGCGCGGTGGCAGACAGATTACCGCCCGCCTGCGCGAGGATGATCGCATTACACTCTTGAGTCATTGTCTGATCCTCGATATGGGCGAGCAGCGCCCGTTGATGGACCTCGGCGAGCGAGGCGAACACAGGCACGGTAAGCGTGGCCTGAATCTGTTGGCGCAGCGCCTGGCCCGCAGCAGCTGCTGGCCTGCTGGCCATGGCGGCGCTGTAAGAAAGCAGCGCGGCGGCCCGCAACCGGGCATTGGCCGGCGCGGTGTCGATCGGGTCGATGATCTCGTCTGCCAGGCCGGCGGAGACCATCTCCTCGGCGGTAAACCAGTGGTCGCGGCGGTCAGCCAAATACCCCTCGATCTGTCCAGGATTGGCCGCCCGGTCGCGGTAGCCAGCAAGCATGGCAGCGGCCATGGTGTCGAGCATCGCGGCGCCGTCGCGCAGGTCGTCGGCGAATCCCCACATGCCGCTCTGCGGGCCATGAATCATCATGGTTGCGTTGCGATATACCCGGCGGCTGGTGCCGGCCTGAGCAATCAGGCTGGCAATCGATGCGGCCACGCCGTCGATGGTCACCGAGATCTCGGCAGGATGGCTGCGCAGCGCGTTGTAGATGGCCAGGCCATCGGTCACCACGCCACCATCGGAGTTGATGCGCACCGTGATCTGCTGCGCGGTGATCTGCCCGAGCTGCGTCACCACCGCTGCGGCGGTCACGCCGTCGGACCAGAAATAATCCCCGATCGGCCCATAAATCAGCAGCTCGTACTGCACCGGGGTGACCTCGTTTAGCGCCAGCACGGCGGTACCGCGCAGCTCAGGGCAGAGCTTGTCGAGGCCCCGGTTGTCGAGCGCGTACACCCCGGCCATCGCCGGGCAGTTGTCAGCATTTTTTGGCATTGGCTCTCTCCCAATCGTCGCGGCAGTCTGAGTCGCAGAATTCAAGGCACATCGCCACCGGCTCTCTGCACCAGTTGCACAACCCGTCGTTGTGCCTTGGCGGCGTAACGCGACGGGCGGCGATGGCCTGATCGCGGAACCGCTCCTCGGCGGCGGTGGCTTCGTCGGCGAAATCCATTACAACTGCACCCCCATTGCGGCCTGCCACAGCGCATCCAGTTCGGCATCGCTCTTGCCCAGCGCCTGCTGCGCGCCGAGCACCATCGGATGGTGGCGGTGGTAGTTCTGCGAGTCCTCCCACATGATCCGCAGCGCGGCGGGGCCGGCTGCGATGGCCGCCTCGACCGCCTCAGTCAGTCCGGCGGCATCCAGCGCCAGCCGCAACTGCGCCCGCGTGATCGGCTCAAACTCCAACGGCGGTATGTTGACCATCGCCGGCTCGTTGCCGTCCTCCACCCACTGCACGTAAGCCACATGGTCAGGCTCAGCAGGCGACTGGCACGGCGCAACCTGTTTTCCGTCGCTGTCGCGCGTCACCACACCGGTGGCAATGTTAATCGTGTAGGCCATCAGTACGCCTCCTGCTCCCACTTGCCGATCGAGAGCGTCACCGCGCTCGCGGTGACGTTGTTACACCGCCACGCCTGCGCCGCCAGCAGACTCAACGCCTGCGGGATTACAGATGATGTTGACGGACCGATCGATCCACTCGCCTCGTACATGGCTGTTGCAGTCCAGCGCCGCACCCGGTATTCGTAGACGGTATTGACACCTGGGTATGACGCGATCACCAACGACAACCAGTCGCTGTCGTTGACCGGAAAATCCGATCCGAGATCAATTGGTGTCTGCGCAACACTGCCACCGTAGTAGATTTTCCACGTTGTCTCATCGGCATCGTGGCCAATCCCAATACAGTTGGTCAGTGTCGAAGGTGCGACGTTGCTCGGCGCAGACGTGCTGGTTGCCAGCCCGCAGAATGTCCGTGCTCCAGAGACAAACGACGTGTCCTCGATGCCGAACAGCATCTCGGAGACGAACCCACCCATCCCGGCGCCGTCTGATACGATTGCGCTGGGAAAGGAGGCGAAAAACCCGCCAAACGAACCCGCTGTAGCTGCCGAAACAAGCCGGGTTCGCTGCATCGTTGCGCGCTTGCTTCCGCTGCCTGTGGCGCCTGCGAATGCTGTACCAAGCGATGTCACCGACCGAATACCAGTGTTATTTAGTGCGCCAGCGCCGCCTTGAATTAACCCGACCTTCTTTCCAAGATTTGGCGAAAAAATGTCAAGCTCTGCACCATCCGGCACCTTGGCCAACAACCTCGGACTGCCGCCGCTGGCCAGCGGCTTGACGATCGTCTTGACCGTGCCAGCCGAAGGGGTGGTCGGGCTGCTGCTGGTGGCCAGCGACAGGTCGCCGCTGCTGATCGCCACGTTGGTGGCTCCGCCCAGCACGCCGGCGTTGTTGAACTGCACGGCGCCAGAGGCATCCGAGCCGGCCGCCTTGGCGGTCCAGGCGCTGCCGGTCCAATACACCGGCTTGCTCAGCGTGCTCGACCACGCCCAACCACTGCCCCCCGGATTTGGGGTGGTGGCGCCTTCGGCCACTGCCAGGATTGGCAGCGTTTGTGTCCGCAGCTGCTGGATGGCCATCGATTACGCCCTCACCACCGCGCGGTAGGCGTTGAGCGCCGGGGCAGTGTCGAACAGGATGGTGACCTGGTTGGTGGTGGTGCGCTGCACCTCGGCAAGCACGGTGTCGTAGTTGCCACTGTTGCGGTAGAGCTCGACCGATACATCCCGCGTGCCAAGGTTGTGGGTGATGGCATAAGAGGTGGCAGACCCATCGCCGACATTGGCCTGATACACCTTGCGCGCCCACGGACTGCTGGCCAGCTTAAGCGGGGTGACGATGCGCAGGTCGTCGGTGCCGGCGTCGGTTTCTGCCTGCGTGGCAAGTTCGGCAATGCCGGCGGAAGTTTCGGAGGCGGCCCCGGCAGAAGTGCCGAAAGTCACCCAAGTTACAGAGCCACTCCCAAGTGTGAAGTTAACTGCGGTCTGCCGGTAAGTCACCCCGGCGCTGGTGCCCTCCTCGATCGTGGTGATTGCCTGCTCCAGCTCGTTGGCCGTGTTGGCGTCGAGCGCCCGCGTGGCCGGTGTCGATGCGCCGTTCCAGACATAGATTCCATTTTCTGCGGCGGCGGTCTGGGCGCGGGCAACGAACCGGTCGCCACTGGCCATCGTGACGCCGTCGATGGTGGCCCCCGGCGCTGCCAGGTTGATATTGGCCTGCGTCGCCACGCGGCATGAATCTTTCCACGCCAGCCCTTCGACGGCCGAGTTGAGCTGCGCAACCGTGGCCGGCTCCTGCGCGCCAACGCCATCCGGCAGGTTGATGATGCGCCGGGCGCTGCCGAAATCGAGTGTGCGCTGAATGTCAATGGCCATGGATCACCTCAAGAGAGAATTGCAAACCCGGCGAATGGCGCGTCGAACAGCACCACCGCCTGATTGATCGATGTGTGGACCACCTCGGCCCACACCTCGACGCCACCGCTGCTGAACACTGCCACATTGGTTCGGACGCCGAAGTTGTGGTTGATGGTCCAGGTGGCCGATGGTGTCGACTGGTTGAATTGCAGATAGTTGCCACCGCCACCGCCTCCCAGCGATGCCAGCCAGTCCTGCTCGGTGCCGACAAACCCATTCGCCACCGCCACCCCGTAGGCCGACAGCCCAGGCGGCCCCGGCTCGCTCACCTCTGCCAGCAGGTAATCGCCCCCATCGGCTTGCAGCAGATTGATCGTCATCTCAACCCCACTGGTTTACGGCCAACACGCCCCGCAGCAGCGGGCGGCGGATCGCCCCCGGCAGCAGCAGGTCGCAGCGGTAGAATGCCTTGATCGGCAGTGCCGAAATGGCCAGCACCGGCACCGTGACCCTGAACTTTCCGGCCAGCGCATCGATGGCGACATCACCGCTTTGATCGTCGAGCGCCAACAGCACCGGCCCCGGCAATGATTCGCGTACCTCGAACAGCACCCCGCAGCCCGTCAGGTCAACCGGCTGCTGCTGCGGCCCGGCCTTGTAGGTCAGCCCCAGCACGTAGGGCGCGCCCTCATCGAGCGTGATATTGACTCTGGCGGCGGTCATGCGTCTGCCACGGCCGGATCTGCCGGCAGCGGCGCCGGGCCCATGCCGGCGAACACATCGAGCACCAGCCCGCGCTCCTCGGCCCACTGCCTGTCGAGCGACAGTTGCTCGATGGTGTCGTACATCCGCCCGCCACGCTCCGCGATGATGCTGCTGAGCGAGCGCACACCGGACCGCACCTGCGCGGTGATGGCGCTGATCTCCTTCAGCGGATCGATCCACGGCATCGGCGGCGACAGATAGTCGGCCCCCAGCGCGGCAGCCAGCGACATGCCACGCGGCAGGATCAGCTCGCCCGCCAGCACCGCCATGGCGACGAATCGCTCATAGATCGGCCGGACCATCTGCGAGATGAACTCATTGGCCAGCACGCCATAAGCGCCGTACTGCTCCACCAGCTCCTGGCGCTGCGCGCTGTAGGTGCCGTTGTAATTTTTGGCGAGCGATGAAAACGACACCCGCATGGGCGCGGCAATCGCCCGCAGTTGGCCGTCGCGGTAGCTCTCGAGGTTTGGGTTCGGGCGCTTGCTGTCGACGGTCTGCACCGACTCGCCCGGTTGCAGATCATCGAAGATCATGCCCGGCTGCAAGCGCATATGGCGCGCCCCCAGCGTCTGCACATCCGCGCCTTCGGGGAGCGGCGGCGTGTAGGATTGCGGGTCGCCCTTGATGATCATCGCGGCAAAACTGGCGGCGATTTTGGCGGCGATGCGCTCGCTCTCTTCGTAATCCTTGAGGTCTTGGATTCGCGTGAAGGTCGAGGCCAGAATCGACACCCCGCGCACCTGGCCAATGCGGTCGATGGTGCGCACATGGCGGATCAGATCGGCCGGTACGCGCTTGGTCTCTGGCGTCGTCCAGATGCTGACGTCTCCGGGGTGCCCCTTGTAAACATGAAAAGCCACCGCCCGGCCCCAGGCGTTGCGCTCAACCCCCTGCTGAATGCGGCGCTGCGGATCATCCAGATCCAGCGGAATCAGATCCGGCTCCAGCAGCTCAAGCGAGTAGGGCACTGCCGAGCCGTGCTCGAGGAATGGCACGATCCCGCGCAGCTCCTGCGCGAAGGCTTCGCCGTCGCGCAGCCAGGTACGGGCCAGCAGGCGCTGCACACTGGGCCAATCGTGCATCCATGTCACTTCCGGGCGCTTCGCCCACGCCTGCAACAGCGGCATGATCTGGTCGACCACGGTTTCGTCGACGTTGCCATCGGCCCCACGCGGTGCCGGCACGATGTTGATGCCACTCGGCCCGACGATGTTCTGCACCAGCGTCGACAGCCCACCACTGATGATGTCGTGGTTGCGGTCGAGGTGGCGTGCCTGATTGCGCAGCGCGGTGCCGGTCAGCCCGACGATCGCATTGCCACTGCCATATTCACGCGTGTGCGGGCGAAGGTGATTTTTTTCGGCAGCCTCGTAGGCCTGCCGGAAGGCCAGCGCCCGCATCCGGCTGCGGGCGGCGCGCTCCTCGGCTTCAGCCACCGCGGCCGAACCGACCGACGCCAGCCGTGCCAGCTCATCGAGCAGCCCACCCGGCGCGGCGGCCGGCCGGGCCATCACTGCCCGCACCCCGAGAAATCGGCGACCGCCACACCAGCGGTTGCGCCGTAACTGGCTGCCGCTTCAGCATTGGCGCGGCGCGTCCACTTGTCCAGCTCCTGCGAAATCCAGCGCGCATCCGCCATCGTCAGGCTGCGCTCGCCAAAGCGATAAGACTGCCCGGCCAGCACCTTGGTGTAGGCGGTTTGCAGTGCTGTGACCATGTCGGTTGCGGTGCTCATACCGCAACACGATAGCGGGGCAGGTGCGGGTAATCTTGGGGAGTCGCCCGCAGTTGTGCGGGCTATTCAAGCAGATCAAGTTGCTCTCCACCCGGCCACGCTGGCTGATCTGGCGCGGAAGCTGGCACCGGCCCCAGATCAAGCTTGGGCTGGCGCTGCGCAGCGGCGATGCGGGCGCGGGCGACCTCCAGATAGTCCGCCTCGCGCTCGATGCCGATGAAGCCGAAACCCTCCAGCACCGCGCCTCGGCCGGTCGAGCCGCTGCCCATGAATGGGTCGAGCACCACCCCGCCCGGCGGCGTGATCAGCCGGCACAGGTAGCGCATCAGGTCGGTGGGCTTGACGGTGGGGTGGTGGTTGCGGCGCGGGCCGGATTCCGCCGACGGCGGGCGCTCACCCCGGGCCACGCGGTAATCCTGATCCGTCCACTTGTTTCCGTTCGGCCGGTGCTGCGCGGCGAACTCATCGAGCCCATCTTCCCGGTCGGCCCTGCTCGCCTTGGCGCAGTAGAACAGGCGGGCGGCGCTGCCTCCTTGATCATCATGGCCAACCAATGGCGTTGGGCGCTGCTGCCAGCCATCATCGTTGATCAGCCCGAATGCGGTATTGCGCACCCCGCCAGAACGGCCGGCTGCGGTGTCGGGGAACACCTCCAGCACCTCATCACTGCCATCCACGTCGTAGTCCCATTTCTTGCCCATGAAGGCCAGTCCATAGGGCGGATCGCATACCACGGCATCGATGCTTTCGGCATCGAGCGTGGCCAGCACGTGCAGGCTGTCGCCATGCAGCATCTCAACCCGTGCCGGCCTGGGCGCGCCCATCAGCACACCTCCAGCTCAGTGCGTCCGGCGAGATATTCGCGGATCTCATCGATCAACTGGCCGGTGAAACGGCAAACATCCAGCCGATCCTCCATCGCTTCAAGCCCGGACAACTCGTGGTCCTTGCCTTCGGTTCCGACCTCGATCCAGTCGGCATACATGCCGGCTTGCTGCATCTTCACGGCTTGCCCCCCGTTGCAGCGGCCAGCAGCGTGCCATCATCGAGCAGGCTGTAGATCGTCCGGCGGTCACAGCGATACTTGATGCACATGGCCCGCATCGACAGGCGGTTGGCAAAGAAGTCGGCGTTGATCTCGGCGACCGGGTAGTCGACCCGGCCGGGGATGTACAGATCCTGCGACGGGTACTCGGCGACCAGGTAGGCCACCACCGCGTCGACCACCTCGCGAATCTCATCGGCATCGCGGCGCAGGCGGATGGCGGCGCCGATGGCCAGTTCGTCGGCCAGCTCGCTGAGTCGGGCGCGGCGGCGTTTGGTGTTGCGGCTCACAGGCGGCTGCTCCAGGCGTCAGAGCCCATGCCGGCCGGGCGGTCCGGCGGCGGGCGGCGGGTGGATGTTGACTGCGCGGGCGCTGCCGGCTTGGCAGGCGCTGCGGGCGGCGGTGGTGTGGGCAGGTCGGCGGCGTCGAACAGGCCCACGGTGGCGGGCTGGTAGGTCTGCTCCAGCAGCTCCCACTGCGACTCGCGCATGGCGTCGGCCTTCACGGCCGGGGCCAGCGAGGCCCAGACGGCATAGACGGCGGTGTCGAGCGGCTCGTTCGCCAGCCCGCGTGGCTTGATCCAGCGGCCGGCGTCCTTGTCGTAGTATTCGGCTGTCAACCCCCGGTAGTAGGTCGGCGGCAGCGCGCCAGGATCGGGGCGCAGCGGGTCTGGCACTTCATCGCCACGCCCGCCGGGGAAGCGCAGCATCCGGGCGGCAATCTCCTCGGCATCGCCGTCGCGCTGCGCCTGTTCGCGGCTCGCCAGTGCGGCACCCAGCCAGCCGTAGATCATGTGCTTGAGCACGCTGGTGCCGACGCCCCAGACGCCCACCGCGCGGGCGATTGTGCGTTGACGCTCGTTGACTTCAGTCTTGGCCGGGCGGTAGACGGCCCGCTCCGACTTTGCTTCGGCGCGGCCCCGCACCAGGTACATCGACTGCCGGATGAAGCCACGCGGCGTCTCGATCATGCGCGACTGCCCTGACCAGCCGACCACGCCCTTGATGTACTGCGCCAGCGCCTCCGTCCAGTTGCCACCGTCGATCGCCACGGCGGTGATCGGCATGTCGACACCGCGCACCGTGCGCCACAGCCCGCGCAGGTAGTCATCGAGCGCGGCATAGCTCTCGGGGATGGTCGGGTCCATGTCGATCACGCGGTAGTCGACCACCCAGCGGCGCTGCCCGCGCCCGGTGGCAATCAGCTGCACCTCGGCGCGGTCGTGCTGCATGTCGACGCCCGCCGTTAGTACCAGCCCGCCGAGCGGCACCGTGCCGGCGTGGGTGCCGGGTTCCGCCAATGCGGCCACCTCGTCGGCGTTGCGCGCATCGCGCTCGCCCTGGAATGGCAGGCCCAGCAGGAGGTTGGTGAATCCGGCCATGCGCTCCGGTTTCTGCAGGTACTCCGCCCGTTCATCGGCAATCTTTTGCCACGACTTGCCGAGGCCGAGCGGCGCATAGGCAGCCCACAGGTGGTAACTGCGGCGGGTCTGGTCCGCAATCGGGTTGTGCGGGTGCCAGTAGGCGGTGCCACCGTGGCCACGCTCACGGAACATCTGCGCCTTGTGGTGCTCCTCGATCACGCAGCCACTCACCACGCAGGCGAAGGTGCCGTCGGGTTGCAGGTGCTCGATCTCCAGCACCTGCTCGCCACCGCAGTGCGGGCAGTGGACGTGGTAGTGGCGCTGGTCACCGTCGAGGAATCCGGCCTCGATGGCGCTGCCTCCCGCCACCGTCGGCGTGCAGGCGCGATAGATTTTGGCGCGGTCACCGTAGGAGGTGGCGCGTGCCTCGAGCTGCTGGTCTGCCGGCCCCTGGCTGCTGAGGTTGCGCGGGTATTCGTCGACCTCATCCATGAAGATATACCGTGCCGTGCGCTGACGCAGTTGCTTGGCCGAGTTGCTCCAGATGATCCACAGTGTGCCGCCCGGAAATTGCTTTTCGAAGGTGTTGTCGCTGGTGAGGCGGGCGCCGACTGACGGCATGTCGAGCACGCCAGGGTCGAACTTCGACACCGACCAGCTTCGGGCAAGATCCTTCACCGGCTGCGCCACGATCATCGAGTCAATACCCCGCTCGATGGTGTAGCAGGCCCAGTTGATGCCGATCTCGGTGGCGCCGATCTGGGCGGACTTCATGAAATCGACCACGCGGATTGGCGAGTCATCGCTCAGGCAATCCATGATCTCGCGCAGTGGCGGGTGGCGGTCGGTGCGCCACTGGCCGGGCTCAGCACCGGCGCCACGGGCAATCTTGCGGTTTGCGTCTGCCCACTCGCTCAGCGACATGCTTGGCGGGAGCTGCCAGGCCTGCATCCACGCAACGGCCACCGCATCTTCCGGCAGCGCCAGGTCGATGTCGGCAAAGTCAGCAGCGATGATCCGCGCCGGCATGGTCATGGCTCGATCAACTCCTCCTCATCGTCCGCGGCATCCTCGTCGGCGTTGTCTTCTGGACCGGCATCCTGCTGCGCCGAGCCATCGAGCATCGCGGCGGCAGCAGCGCGCATCTCCGCGCAGATGTTGGCCACGTCGGCGTCGAGCATCGCCGATACCTTGAAGGCATCGGTCTCGGCGGCCAGCGATTTCGACAGCCTGCTGCTCATCCCCTGCAGCTGGTTCAGCGCCTGGCGCACCAGCGTGAACACGGCGCGGTTAACCCCATCGACCCGCGTCAACTGCTTGGCCTGCTGGCCAAGTTCGATCTCTGCCAGACGGGCCTTGGCCACCCGCTCGCGCCTGACTGCCTCCTTGACCGAGATGGCCAGCACATTGCTGGGGGTAGGGGCATCCTCGTTCGGCGAATCATCCGCCACGCTCGATGCAGTGGGCTTGCCATCCAGCCGAGGCCGTCCACCGCCGGGTCGCTTACCGCCACGCAGCGGATGTGTGACCGAATCGAGCAGCGCATCACTTCCAGCTGCATCCACCACCCCATCACCAACCATCACCAGATTCCCTTCACGGCGCATCCGCTGCACATAAGCCAGGCTCACCCCCCGATGTTTCGCATATTCCCCCTCAGTCATCCCCCACCCCCACCAACCAAAAACCAAACCCACCCCCCAAAACAAGCCCAAAACCCGAGGTCCGAATTGCT